GTGGCTTGCGCTTTCAGTGCATTCTCAGCACGGATACGGTGTTCACGCTCCAGCACTGACGATTGAGGCTCGACAATATCCTCAAGCACATCACGGAGCGCCGCATTCTCCGCCGCCATCGCATCCAGCTTCTGCTGCAATGCGGCGTAGTCTTCGTAATACACAAACTCGCCTTCAGGGTCGTTATAGTTAATGTCCTGTCGGCCATAACCAGTGACTGAATGACGTTTAACTTCGCTCATTTCCCTTCTCCTGAATCCGCTACAGACACCACGACAAGCTCATCGTTATCGAATGACTCTGGCTTATCGTTGATGTAACAAAGCACCTTATTGGCAAGGTGCCTGACGTTGGTAACCATTGCTGTTTGCTCATCGGCTAATACGATGAACATGAAGCTGTTGAGGCGATATGCCGGTATGCGGCATTGCCTGCGGTGAATTGTTTGCATGGGAGTGTGTCCGGTTATGCGGCTGTTAAGCTAAGCGCCGCCGCCAGGAGCTTTAGCTTTCTATCCTGCCGCTCGGCTGCTAATTGAGCCTTAATAGGATTGGTTGTCAGCGTGTTATCAGGTAGCAGCCATGCTTTGCGCTGCCAGAAAAAAGGGAGCGTAACGCTCCCGACTTTCATTGGACTGTAAGGGTTCCGCATCATCACTCCTCACTGGAGCCATCCAGTACGCTGTATTCGGCACTGAGTACAGATGCGTTGTCCTGATCTACGTCGCTTTCAGCTTTCTCATCAAGGATGACGGCCTTCTGCATTTCGATGCTCACTGGCAGGTATTTGAACAGGCGACGGATTACGGTTTTCTTGGCCATTTCTTCCCAGTGCGTAACCCAGGGTCCGTTTGATGACGCTTTGCTTTGTGCCTTGACCTTTTCAACCTGCTTCACGGTCATGACTTCGAACTGCGTTCCCCCGTCCTTAAGCCGCGCCACCGCATAAACGTGGGTGATAGGGGCGTCTTCATTTTCGCCCGGGCGGTGAATCAGGTTTTCATCAAGTCCGTACTCAAAGCTGAATTCATCATCAGCTCGAACGACGCGGGCGGATAGGCTGACGATTTGACCGGACCGGCGGGCGAGGTCAATCATGCCGCGATAGCCGATAATCAGTTGAACGTTAGACTGACCTGATTTTGATCGTCCATTGCCGAACGGCAGTAGATACGCATGACCAAGCGCGCTGCCAGGCTCCAGGCCAAGCTGAGAGCACTGTACGACTGCGCCGATAAAGCTACTCTGGTCACATGTTGCCAATGCCGGTGTTTTGCGAATCTCAGTGGTGACAATGCGAATCATGCGGTCTGCGGTCATGTGCCGGGGAAGCGCCGCGGCAAGCTGGCTTTTCATTGCAGGCTGATTCATGAAGCCAACCAGCGTCTGCTCTGGCGTTTTATTGGCTACCTGCTTGCCTGTATTGGCCTTCTGCAGGTCTGCGCTGGCGATTGGTGGCTGGTTAGACATTTCGGATTTCCTTAGCCCAGTACGGGAGTGAAAGAGTTGCGATGCCCGGCCATTCATTCCTTGCCTGACATTCTGCATAAGTGGTTAGGTTGCGCTTGTATTCGGCACGGCCAGCATCTTTAGCCTGCTGATCCATAATGAAAACCTGAACCGGATAGCGGCCGCAGTCGATGGATGAGCTGACTACCAGAAAAGCGAAGGTCGGAACCTCGCAGAACTGAGCTTCATAGCCATCTGAATAAAACGCGTCCTGAACGTGATACCGGTATGAGTAGAAGTCCTTTTGAAACTTGCCGATATCGGCTGTGCTTTTTACGTCCACGCACCAGTTAAACTCGGTGATCAATTTGTCAGGACGGCAGCGGGATAAAACCTGTGTGTCACGGTCTTTCCAGTAAATACTTGCCTCTGCTTTTCCTTCAGTTTCAAGCATCCACCGGGCCACAGGATGAGCAAAGGCACTGTCACGCATTAACCGCAATTTACGGTTGTCGTCGTGCGTGATGGGTGTAATGCCTTGCTGCTCACACATATCCAGAAATTCCTTCTCCTTCTGCTTACCTGCAGTGGTGCGGCGGTTAACTTCAGGTCCAATCATGAAGCGCTTGCTGAACTCGTCAGGCTCAAGCAGGAGGCAATGAAGGGCAGTACCTAAATCAAGTTCCGCGGTTTTCTCATCATCAACAGGTGCTGATTTGCGCCACTGGAATATTGCCGGGCTGACAGCGATGTCATCCAACTGTGATTTGCTGATGCCTGGACCGGCGTGATAGTCCTCGTTGCTGATGTCGTAATAAACGCCGGGCTGCATCACGCTACCTCGTCAAAGCTGTTTTTACTGGTCCAGATTGCAATAGCCCGCTCACGCCGGGCCACCTTAACCATCATGTCGCGCAGAAACGCCTCAGCCTCAATGTGCTGGTCGTCGTCGTCATCAAACATCTCAATGGCGGGGTAGTCGTAGAAACGCTGCATAAACTGACAGGCGGGCGCAATCAGTGGGTTAATCTTGTGACGTTCCATGTTGTCATCGACTTCCTTACCGATGCGCTCCAATTCATCATCAGGAAGGCTGTCGGCAATCACCTGAATCTCGCGTTTTTCTTTGATGTTGAATCTCATTTGAAAGCCCTCCGTAACAGCCGCATTGCCATAGCCCACTTAACCTTGTCGCCGTATAGCTGAGCCTCTCTGGAGAGCTCCTGAGCGCGTTTGAAGAAGTTGGTTTTCATAGTTAAGGCCTACCTGGTTGATTTAATGTGTCAACGAACCAGCGGCCAATGCGGCGAAGCTGTTCGGTTAAGCGGGAAAGTTGAGACGTGTTATTACAGGAGCCACCCACAGGGAAGGCTCCCACTAATGCGTATTGCATATGGGTAACTCCGTTGAATTGATGATTTAACCGGGAAAAATAAAGGGGCCATTGCGGCCCCTGGTGGGTACTTCTTTCTTACTGTCTGAGCCCCTCTAAAGGCGTTGGTGCGTAGCACCTCAAAGCCGTCTAAGCAGACAGCTTTACGGTGTCACTCAGGTTTGCTGATGATTTCGAATAAAGGTATCTGGTTTGTGCGGTAAGGGCCGTAGTTGCTTATGTAGGCATCTTTACTTTCGGGACCATCACCATATAAATCAGGTTCGCAAAGAGGAGTGAACCGATATGCCTCTCTGTCTTGCTCGCTGGCGAAATAGCCGAGCGTGTGGCGATATACCTCAAGCGTGTAAGTTAAAACTTCCGTACCCCTCCAGTTGTCATCCCTGACTATTCGAATTATGTCGCCAGCTTTTGGCTCCATCCCATCTCTCCTGTGGTGGTTACTTGATGAGGCCAAACTCATAATTGAGTTCAACTATCATTTCTTTGTCCTGCTCAAAGCAGTAATCCCAAACTTCCTGGTCTTTCCACTGCCGCGCCAACTGCCACCGCCATCCGTTGCTATCCATGACGCGTCGGACTATACGCTTAACTACAACATCGATGTCGTAGATTACTCCCAGCCCTTCACCGACACCGCAGCGCAAAACATCCAAATCCACCTCAACAACGCGCCCCAGCTTAGGTAGGCGATGGCGGGGCAGTTTCATGTAATCTTCAATGCGCATACAACCCCCTAAACAAACGCATAAACACATACTCCCATAACCGCAAAGACTGCCCAGCCGATGAAATAATTCTCAGTGGATATCATGGGAGTGCTCCATTAAAAAGGCTGCGGGTTAGGCAGCCTTGTATTTACGAACCTTGAGAACACGGCAGGTTTGCACTCCGCCGACATCTTCCCACTTCAGTAATGGGAATCTAAAAACCTCAAACTCTAACCCCGTCTGGTCATCATTCTGGAAGTCTTTTTTTCCCACCACCCACACATCTTCAAACCTTCTGTTTAGTTTTATTGCGCACGGCCATCCGTATTCTTTACCGGCGCTGATTGCAGCTTTTTTGGTCCTAAATGTTCCAACAGATAGCGATATCTCATCAACTCTGACGCTTAGCAGATGATTATCTTCAAAGCTGATGCGTGACATCTCTCACCTCGCTGTTACGATGTCTTTAGATTTACGATATCCAGCGGCGTATTTCGCAACCTCTGGCAAACAAGCTGACCCACTCTCATGCTTACTACGCAGAGAAGGGGTTATTCTTCATTGCTACCAGGCTCATTGAGCCAATCCGGGCGCTCGCCTTTGCCAAGATAGAAATCAATGACATCAAGAAGTCGAGGGTAGAATTTCAGCGCCTTTCGCCCATCCATTTCTGCAATCTCACGCTTGGTAAATTTGCGCCATTGCTCTGCTGTATGGTTCTGACATCCAGCTTTGACATATTCGCCGTTAGTGATTTGCAGGTAATAGGTCTCACCCATAATCACGAATGTGTGATCTGGCAGGTTGGCATCGCGCAGGTTGGCACCGCACAGGTCGGCATCGCGCAGGTCGGCCCTCGATCCGTTTTCACGCATCGAAGTAATCCACAATTTATGCTCTTCAAGCGCTTTCTGTAATTCGGTCGCGTTCATGATTTATCCTTTGATGATATGAGTCGCATCTTTGCGACCGTTACGAAATCCTGCAGAGTAGATAGCTACTTCTGGGAGGCAGGCCGAACCTGCTGTTGCCTTTTCACGCAGAGAAGGGGAGTTGATTGCGCGGGATACTGTCAGGCTGCAGGCAATAAAAAACCCGCCGTAGCGGGTTTGGTGTTATTTCTTAGGCTTTAGCCTTTCCATGCTGCTGACTAGTGCCATCAGCCGGGATTTTATGGTAGGAACATCAAGGCCGTTTTGAACATCCCGACTAAGCCCTGAAATATCTTGCGACCAAGCTGCCACCGCCTCCCTGAATTGCCTCGCTATACTGGCCTGTCTGATGCGACTTGATTCAAGCTCAGATACGCGCTGTTTTGCTTCAATCTGAAGCTTGCCTTTGCCTGCTTGCAGCGCTTCTGTCGCAGCCTGTTTCATCTCGGCCCGTATCAATGGATGAAAGTTGTCAGCACCAAGAAAAGTTACGTCATCAGTGTTTTTGAAAAGTAAAAGACAATCTGTCTTTTCACTGGTGCGGCTGTCGGTGCACTGCACTTCTACTGCTGTCGTAAAACCGAATTGTTTAACCCGCATTGCTGTGTATGTCATGTTGCTTTTCATTTGAGACTCCATTCTAGCTAACGGTATATATATCGACCGCCTAGCCTAAAATTTGAATTACGCATCACTCTCGTAAAAGTGATCTGTAATTCGCTTGTGAGCAGCATTGCCGTTCTTCCTGAACCCGCCGCGCTCCCGACGCATGGTTTAATGTCGCGCCGTTCGACATGGGTTCATAATGTACTGAAAGTTCATTTATGTAAAGTACCTAAAGTACAAAATTAAGATAAAAAAAGTTCATAAGTAGTTATGCTTATGAACTTAAAGGTAAAATATTTTCTATCCGAAGCGTCTAAGGTCTATTGATTGTCTGATTAGTACTTTTGCCATGATGAAAAGCTGGTCTTCTTCGTCTTTTTCAATGTGCCAACGGTCATAAGCGGCATTGTCTGAAATAACTGAAATCTTGTCCTTGACCATTTGGAGCCGTTTTACATGGAGTGATCTACCGAATACGAATACATAAATGCCATCTCCGTCGAATTGGTTAACCGAGATATCAACGAATATCTCATCGCCGGGATTAATGGTTCCTTCCATGCTATCGCCATTGACAGTTATAACTTTCACCGTTTCTTGAGGCCTACCATTGAACATGGATCTGGCTTGCTCATTGGTGTACTCAATGGCTCTTATCTTCTCAACAAACTCAGTACTCAGCATCGTTCCCGGCCCCGCACTAGCCTGAACGTCTAAAACATCGACCCTATAAACGTCCAGTTTTTTTTGGTAATGACCTGAGTCTATACCATCATCATCTGTATATCCATACAGGTGTTGTGAGCTAGTTCCAAGAAGCGCTGCTAATTGATCCATGACAGATTTTCTGGGTATCGCCTCATCGTTAAACCACTTGCTTACGGCCTTTGGAGTCAACTTCAACCTTAAGGCCAGTTCGGTCTGCCGACCCCTATCAGGTATTCCCGCCTTATCACAGGCCAGCGCTAGCCTATGCGAGAACTTTTCACGCTCTTTTTTAAGAACCATAGGTTCAAGCATATATTTAGTTGACTGTACTTTCAGTTCCGACATAATATGAACTCCAAGTTCAACCGCTGGGGAATTACATGACCTTAATCACGTTAGCCGACGTCATTAAAAGTGTTCGTGTCTCTGTAGTGGCTGATATTTGCGGCCTCACTCCAAAGGCCGTTTACAAGTGGATCGAACGTGGTGCCTTGCCTCGTACGGAATTCACCGGCGAAACGGACTATGCAGGCAAGATTGCAAAAGCATCTGGCGGCAAGTATTCAGCAGCAGAGATTCGACGTATCAGTAAACAGCAAATTGCTGCGTAAATAATTTGTACTTTCAGTACCAAACGGCCTGGTATATGGTCGGGTGCCTGGCGTGGTCAATGGATGACTGTCAATGGTGCACAAAAAACAAATCACATTAACCCGTGACTTGCTCACCGCAATGTCACGTAACTACTTAACACCATGGAAATTATCAGATATGGAACATGCAAATAACAGCAAAAGGATTCGCGAGGTAGAAAGCGAGCTCCGATCACGGCTCGTCACAATGGGCCAGACGAACTTTGCAAAGATGGCTGGTTGGGCTGATTCAAAGGTCAGTCGTTTAAACATTCACGACATGGCTGTGACCTTCGTTCTTCTGGAGAAGGTCTGGGAGACAAGCTTAATCAGGGAAGTGGCTAGACAGGCTGTTGAAGCTGTTATGCCAAAGAAAAAGTCCGCACCTGCTCGAACAGGTACGGACTCTCAAATGACCATTGAATTCTGAGATTTCAACGGAGTAATTATACATGAAACCAGATAAGCAACAAAGTTTTAAGCGCATTAAAGAGCAGGCAAGAGACAATTTCTGCAGCAGCTTTCAAAGGCTTTCAGCCTGCGGTCTGCGGCGTTGTCTTGAGGAGGCTAAACAGCGAGCCAGGGAGAAGGGCGATGAGTAATTTAGCGTTAGATAACGTCTCACCTTTTAAACCTAACCTCAAGGTTGTGGAGCGTCGCGTGGCCGATACTGATGATGGTTTCATCATGTTGGCAATGGAGCTTTATGAGGAGCTGATCGGGGCTAATCTGACACGCAATCAGGCCAAGGTGGCTCATGCTGTTTGTCGCAAGACTTATGGCTTCAAAAAGAAAATGGATCGCATTGCAGACGGTCAGTTAGCTGAGCTTTGCCGCATCAGCAGGCCCAAGGCAAACATTGCTAAAAATGAACTTATTGCAATGAAGGTTTTGCTGAAAGATGGAAGCAAAATCGGACCGAATAAAAACATATCTGAATGGGAAATACCTACCTGTTCCCAGATAGATAACATTGTTACCAAATCGGTAACATTAAATGTTCCCAAATCGGTAACTTCAGGTGTTACCAAAAGGGAACACACAAAAGATATTATTCAAAATAAAAAAGAAACCCCTATATCCCCAGAAGGGAATTCTTCGGTTTCTGAAGAAAAACCAAAGCGCCAGGCAGTCAGCAAATACCACTTTGACCGTGACCGCCTGAAAGACACATGGAACCGCAAAGCAGAAACATTCGGCCTGCCGAAAATCCTCAGCATCAGCTCTACAACCGAGAAGGGCATCAAGCGCCTGTACGACTCCCACCTGAAGCACTGCAAAGAGACAGGTCGCCCAAGCCAGCAGATTGACACCTTCGTGAATGGCTACATCGAGTTTGGCTACCAGCCTTCTGATTGGGCCTGCGGTGCCAATCCTGCCGGTAAGCGTTACGGCATCGACACGGCGCTGACCCAAAAGAAAATCGACGAAATCATCAGCCAGGAGGGGTGAGATGGACAGCTTAGACTTTGAACAACAACTTATCGGTTCGATGCTCATCAAGGGTGATCACATCGACTCCCGAGAAATAGCCAGCAAGCTACCTGCTGACGCCTTTGCCAATCATCACCTTCGAAATATGTACTCGGCCATTTGCCGGTTGCTGGATAAGTCGGAGCCAATTGACCCTTTTACGGTTCGTGATGGCATCCCGGAGGAAAGCCGTGACTATGTGCTTACGCTGGCCAAGAACTGCAGCTCAGCAGCCAATATCAAAGCATGGGCAAAACGTGTTCGTCAGTGCTGGATGGTGCGCACCAGCATCTCAGAAATTGAATCTGCTCTGGCCATGCTGAGAGATGTCAACACACATAACATCAATCAGCAGACCGCCATCGTGTCAGGCATCCTGTCAAAGCTTCAGTTCGAAACCAACGACAAGCTTCCTCGCCGCATTGGAGACCTTATCCCGGATTACCTGAATGTCCTTGAGGAGCGCATGAAGGGTGCGGAATCAGGATTATATCTCCAGACGGGCATCGAAGCGGTTGATAACGCTTATGGCGGCTTTGACCGTACAGACCTGATTATCATTGCCGGTCGTCCCGGAATGGGTAAAACAGAGCTGGCCATCAATATCGCTAACTCTATCGGTCGACAGAAGGGTAAAGGCCTGCTGATGTCCATGGAAATGTCAGAGACGCAGGTCGTTGAGCGCCACATCGCTGACCGTGGCGGATTGTCAATCACCACATTGCGCAACCCGCTTGGCATGGACCAGGAGGACTACACAAGGCTCACAACAGCAACAGGAACGCTGATTGGCGAGGATAACTTTGTGCTGGCCGGTTCATTCACTGTTGATGAAATTATCGCCCAGGCTGAGCGTTTGAATATGGACGGCAGCTTGAGTTTTCTGGCCATCGACTATCTGACTCTAATCGACATGCCCAAGGCTGAGCGTATGGACCTGGCCATCGCAGAAGTAACGCGAAAGCTGAAGCAGTTCTGCCTGCGCAATAAGGTGCCGGTAATTCTGCTTGCACAGCTTAACCGCAAAGTGGATGACCGCGCCGATAAACGCCCAAACATGGGAGATTTGGCTGGGTCGAGTTCAATCGAGAAGGATGCCGATGTGATTTTCTTTCCGTACCGAGACGAGGTTTATAACGATAACAGCGACATGAAAGGCATTGCTGAGCTTATCGTCGGTAAATATCGCTCTGGCCAACCGCAGACGTTTTATATGGGATGGCGCAATGGCCACTTCATCAACATCGATCAGCAGGAAGCCGCTCAGAAATACACGGAAAACAAAAACAAAGCCAACAAATCAGCAAAATCCAATGACTGGCGCTATGGAGGCAACTCAGATGAGTGATGCGGCCATGATGGAATCACGCCAGCAGCCAGCCAGCGGCAAAAAATGAGGGGGATTTTGATGATTGTAGCTAAGTTAATTGGCACGGCATGGATGGTCATAGCCTTCTGGTTTTGCGTAATTCTGCTGATTCGTGGGGTAAATGCGGAAAAGTTCGACTTCTTCACTGGGATTCTGTCACTTTTCACATTCTGGCTGCTAATAGGCCTTGCGCCAGTCGCTGTCGCTAAATTTGCCTGGAGATTTATCGGATGAGCAAGCTAACCGCTGAGAAGTGCAGAGAAATAATCGAGGAATGCAGGACCCTAAAAGAGCGTGGGTATCTTTCAATCAATGGGGATTACAAGTTGCAGGCCCTTGAGATTGCACTCCCCATACTGGAGCAGCAGGAGCGAGGTGAGGGAGAGTGGATTGAGTGGGGTGGTGGTGAGTGTCCGATTTCATCTGATTGCATCGTCGAAGTTAAATTTAGATATGTTGAATGCCAGTTGGCGGAAGAAGCATTCGACTTCGATTGGCATCATTATGGAAACGCTTCAGACATCATCGCCTATCGGGTAATTGAGGGTAATGCATGAACAGAAGCACGCGGCGAGTCAGAGCAAAACACACGCACCGCTCCACATCTTTTTTCAAACATCACGCAATCAAGCATAAGGGCGGAACTCTCACCATGACTATAGAGGGCGATTACTACGGATATCGTCGCCTTAGTTATTACTGGAAGGATGGTGCTGATGACTGAATTTAATCGACTGATTAAGCCATGATGGACTCACGCCAGCAGCCGGTTAAACCAAAGAGAGGGGGAGGGGTTTAGGATGAGTGAATGGATTAAATGCAGTGAGCGCATGCCTGAGATTGGTAGAAGAGTCTTAATTGTGCAGCATGGAAAGTATGTTTCTAGTGCGACCTTATACCAATGGGAAGGCGCCAAGACCGAGAAAGGTAGGAAGCCTAGATTTGAAGACTTTCGTGGAATTGTCAGCGACGTAACCCACTGGCAACCACTACCACCACCACCGGAGGACTCATGCGCCAACTAACCGCCAGTGAAGCAAGCAACGATGAGATGGAGCGCCAGAGGTTTGAGTCAAGTTGGTTAAAGCGCGGAGGCGATAAAACAGATTTAGACCGATTCCCGCATGGACACATTGAGGCAGGGTCAGGAAATGTAGGCGGCAGCTACATTTGTGACATCGTACAGGGGCACTGGCTGACCTGGCAGGCAGCATTGAAAAGCAAGCAGGGGGAAGTATGAACGATAGCGGGCCTAAGTTTCCTGAATTGCCCATCGAGGTTCAGGTTGCCTTAATTAACGCAGCTTCGAGCCTTGCTTCAGCAAAGGTGGCTGCACTTTCACTCAAAAATGGTCATAACTCTGAGTATGACTTTTTCAAAAAGGAATATGAGCGCATTTGTGACGCGCTTTACAAAGAGAACAGGGGTAGAACATGAACAACGTCATCCCAATCCGACCTGACCCACTCCGCAAGGCCTTCGAAGTAATAGACACACTCAAAGACACCAAACTTTCACCGGGCCAAGAGCGCATCGCTGATGAGGCTTTGTCGTGGCTTCAAAAAGCTATCGAAGAGAGATACCGAAATGGAGACACAACGCTACCTGTTGCGTAACAGCAGCATCCGACAGAACTGCATCAGCGCCATTCAGCAACTCCCCACCGATACCGACAAACCTCTGCAAGTAACCATCCAGGAAGATACCCGCAGCCTTGCGCAAAACCGCATGCTTTGGGCCTGCCTGCATGACGTTTCAAGTCAGGTTGTCTGGTACGGGAAGAAGCTGGACAGCGAATCGTGGAAGCATATCTTCAGTGCCAGCCTGAAAGGGCAAGAGACAGTGCCTGGTATTAACGGCGGATTCGTCGTTCTGGGCCAGTCAACCAGCAAGATGCGCGTAAGCGAAATGCGAGATTTAATCACGTTAATTCATGCCTTCGGAGCAGAGCATAGCGTCAGGTTCAGCGATGAATCAGCGCAGGCGGCAGAGTGGGCCAAAAGATGGGAAAAATCATGATAACGAAACAGTTAGCAGATGAATGGCTTAATTATGATCAATTAACCGGGATTTTTACTTGGAAGAAGAAACCAAAATCAAAGGCACAGGCAGGTGACCAAGTTGGAACCACATCACCATACGGCTATGTAATGTTAAAGGTTAAAGGTAAAAGGTGTGCCGCTCATAGAGTTGCATGGTTAATGCACTACGGAGAAATGCCTAGAATGATGATTGATCATATTAATAATAACCCATCTGATAATAGGATTTCCAATCTAAGACTCGCAACCTATCCACAAAATGGTTGGAACAGAAAGAGTAATAAAAACAACCTGTGCGGGTTAAAGGGAGCTCATTTCCACAAGGCTACGGGTAAATACCGGGCCAGGATAATGGTTAACGGACAAGAGCATCACTTGGGTGATTTCGATAGCGCAAAAGAGGCACATGAAACTTACTGTAAAGCGGCATCTATTTTTCATGGGGATTTCGCAAATTTCGGGAGTGCAGCATGAAGCCCCATTGGGATGAAAGCAAAATAGACCGGCTCATTAAGTTTTACCCTCACCACTCGAACAAGTGGATAGGTGCAAGGCTAAAGGTAAATCCGGTGACGCTGGCGGCAAAGGCTATTCAGCTTGGCTTGCGTAAATCACCAGAGCACCTGAGCAAGGTTAGGTCAAAGGCAGTATCCAATAGGAAGGGGAGAAAGCAATGCGTCTCACGCCCTTTAGTCACGAACCAGTAGACACCGCCACCGCTGACGAACTCCTTTCCCGATACAAACTCCGAAACATCCAGGCAACCAAGACGCTCGCGTTCGATCCGCGGCTATGGATTGTCACTGCGTTGTTGCCAACCTATCGGGAAAGGCCAATACCAACCAGGCAGTATAAAAACCCAATGTGGAGCAGGTTATGAATTACAGCGAAATGAGTGATTTTGAAATAAACAAGTGCGTTGCGACTAGCTTGGGTGTTCGCGGTTTTGAATGCGGAAATGTTGGTTGCGGAAGTGCTTTAAAGTTTACCAATGGAGCAGGTTTAGACTACTGCAACTCATGGTCTGATGGCGGCCCAATAATTCAAAGTGATTGCATCTCAATAAATTTTTACCAAGGAAACTGGATGTGTTCAGTTAACCCATCTCAAGAAACATCTTACCGCTCAGCTTTTTGGATTGATAAAAATAACCCACTTCGTGCCGCAATGATTGTATTTCTGATAATGAGAGATGCAGGCAATGCATGACCGCTGCTGCCGATGTCACACCATCCTCACCTCAGAGGATAAGCAATATTACGGGTACTCATGCCATGAATGCGAAAACGACCTCAGATATGAAGAGTGGGAACAGCCGGTCAAGTCAGCCTACTGGCGATGGCGCGCTATCTGCTACTGCCTGCGTTGGCTGTGGAATAAGCCTCAAACCATTCGAGGTTTACGCCTGCACCGATTGCCTCAACTTCTGGCTGATGTCAGATCCAAACGGTCTAATGGGAGAAGATGATGAAATCACCTAGGATTCTTGTTTTGGGAATGCTTCCAGTACTAATGGAGCGCTCTCTTTCTCATGTCGCAGAGTTGGTTTTCTTATCAAGGGAGATGGCGAAAAATAGTCTGATTGAAGATGCACCAGCTTCATCCATAAATTGTAAATCCGTCGAAAGCTGGCAAGAAAAGCCAAAAAGAAATGGTGGGTTCGCTGCCGCAAGAAGGGCTGCAAAGAAAAAAAGGAGGCGTCATGGCTAAAGGCTTAAAACAGCCGAAGCCGAGAAAATGTCCCATCTGCTCCACCGAATATACCCCTCGAAGTTCTCTTCAGAAAGTCTGCCACAACTACCGATGCGCCATTGCCTTCAACAAGAAGCGCGATGAAGAACTTGCTGCGCGTGAACAACGCAAGCTGGAACGGCTACAGCGAGATGATTTGCGGCAACGAAGAGATAAGCTCAAGGGACATGCAGAATGGGAGAAAGAGGCTCAGGCAGCGTTTAACCGGTACATCAGGTGGCGAGACTTTGGTAAAGACTGCGCAAGCCATGATGGCCCACTCATCAGCAACAGCAACTACCTCACCGGAAGCGCAGTTGATGCCAGTCACTACCGATCCCGCGGCGCGGCGTCCCACCTCAGGTTTAATGTTTTCAACGTCCATGCAGCCTGCACCAGGTGCAACAGGCAATTAAGCGGCAACGCAGTTGAGTTCAGAATTCGCCTGATTAAGCGAATAGGCCTTGAGCGGGTCGAGAGGCTGGAAGCAGACAATACACCACGCAAATTCAATATCGAGTATCTGAAGCGAGTGAAGCACATATTCACGCGACGGGCCCGTCATTACGAAAAACTACGTAAGCGTCAAATGGAGACTGCGGCATGAAAATCATCAATTTTGAAAAAGGCTGTGAAGAAGTGAAGGCGTCTTTACTGACCAAGCCAACGCTTTCGATCAAAGAAATTCAGAGCATATTTGTCTGCTCTCTTCCGTCAACCCGCAAATACATCAAGGCCATGATTGACCTTGGAGTCATTTACGAAATCAACGGCTATCAGGGGAAGCGCTATGTGAAGGGATCACCCAGTGAGCGGCAATTGCTGGAGATGGAGCGAATCCGCGAGCGTGACCTGGCTCGGCGAGAGGCCCGACGCAATGCCAGAACCATGGTTTTCCTGTGCAAGGGAAAAACCACAGAAGGCAATCGCATCTTCCAAGAGTGTAAAACAAACAGCCCCATACAGCGCATGGATGACCTTCTGCGCGCCACCGGTAAGTTTTACTGACCAAGAGGTGTCTATGAACATTCAGCGATGGGTAGAGCGTTTTGAAGGCCTTATGGAAGAAATGGAGATGGATGGCGTGGACCCGGTCAATGTGGTCATGAACATGTGCCGCTGTTACGTGGAAGACTGCGCGGAAGAGTCGAACGACAAAAACAATGCCGTCATCTGGTCATTTGAAGATGGGCAAGACCTGGTAATAGCGCTGACACCCTCTGAAGAGTGTTCAGGCACGATGAATAAACAACCGCATTGATATTTGAGAGGGAATGAGCGTGAAAAATTTAAATGAGGCTCAGCATGAATGACCTCAGGCAATACTGGCAATTACTCAGACTCAGCAGCAAAGCATTAAACATCCCATTCAGCACCGATTACACCCTTCTGAAAAACAAATCCAGATTAACCAGAGGCAACCATGAAGAACGAACAGTTCACGCAGCTGACAACCTGTGCGCGCAAATCGGAAGTGAAGAAACATTACCTCGGAAAAGTGCAGATCATAACCCCATTGCAACGCGCCTGGGTTCGGTGCCTGCTTGATGTGTGGGGCGAGAAGTACGGTGGTTCAGAAGGGCCAGACACGCAGAAATGCAGCGTCATAGGTCGCCTTATGGTTCGCAAAGAGTGGAATGACCGCGAATCAGAGCGGATAATTCAGACAGTCGAAAATCTTTACAAGCAAGGCTACAGCGGGAACGAGTTGTTCCTCAAAGCAAAGCAGATACTCAGTCCGGGTAATTCAGTCAGCAATCTTCTCGACCGCGCCAACGACAAAGAAGATGCTGATTTGGTTGAATCCGTCATGTGTAAGCTGTTTGCGCCAAATAATCCCATCCGCGCTGTAGCTATTAAATACTACTGTGATCGCAAGAGCTCGCAAGATATTGCCAGAGAGTTGTCTAAACTTACCGGTGTGGAGTTTGAATACTGCCGGTGGCGTATCAGATGGTGCAGGGAATTGCTTGAGGCTGCGGTTTATCACGCAGTGAGAGGCGAAATAGGTGCGAAAAGTCACGATATTGCTGCTTAGTTGTTTCTATCGTGCAAATAAATTTGCAAAACACGCCGAGTACCTGGTATAAATCTGTTATGCTCGGGACAGAAGTAGTTGAGCAACACAATTAACACAGTACCTTTTCCTGCTTAGAAAGGCTGCAACGTAAACGCCCTCCAGAGTTAACCGCCTGGCAGGGCGTTTTTATTTATGTGTCTTTTCGCGATGGTAGACCATGGCGAGAGGGCATGAGCATCAAAGCTTAAAATAAGTATCCTGCAGGCGCGGGCTTATAATCCGCCGTTAGCTCCACGAAACGGAGCCCATAACAGATAGGTTGCCTGACGTGGGATCGCTTGGCGATGAACTCGTATTGTGAAACAGGCGGCCTATCGTTGTGGTGAATGCGGAGGCTGATCCGCAAGTTGGTTGAGGGATTCGGTGGGTGGAAGTCCCATCCTTTGACGGTAGGAAAAAACACGCTCATCGATAACCGTAACGCCGGAGATCAGCACCGGCCACCACAAAGAATTTGCTCTGGGCGGACCCGCCATGCTTTCAATCGCAATTGCGTCAGAGCACCAATAAAAAAGGGTCGCTTTCGCGGCCCTTTATCGTATTTGACTCTCAGACTAAAGAATGACGATCACCTTGCCTGCATAGCTTACCGAAGCGTCAACGGTCTTTGAGTCAAACCTATCGTGTCGTAAAAATATGTCGTGAAAATGGGCGATGGTTGAATGGTGGAACATTCAGCCAACATTTTGCTCATGGATTCAATCACGAACAAAACCGAGGCCCATCCAGTCTGATCAGACGGGTTTAAAGTAAGTCGGATTTGTTCAATAAGCAACGGCAATATTCTTAATTTTTGAACAAGTCCCTCAAAAGTGAGGGTCGCTTTATCGCGGCCTGGCTTGGTCTGTTTGACCTTGTTGGTCAGGTGCTTGTACACACGCAGCCACCTATGTGGTGGAGACTAAGCAATGGCAAACGGGATTGATTTCGTACCGGCGTTGCTACTGGCGATAATCATGACTCTCGTAGGTTCGGTGGCGAAGTATGCTAACAGGGCTGAGACGGACAAGATCCGGTTAGGCAGTCATGTTGTGATTTCGCTCTTCGCTGGAATGATGATGTTTTTATATGGACTGCATGAAGAATGGTCGATGTATTTACTCGGCATCGGATGCGGTTTGGCTGGATGGCAGGGGGCGGCGATCATAAAGCGCATACATCCTCCCGGTTTCAGCCAGGAAGATAATGGTGACAACGATGGCACAAACTGACATCAGATTAGGGCGTCTGGTAATTAACGTGATGCCCGTCTTTTTCATGATACTTACCGCTGTAATGTGCACCCAGTTCCAGAAGACCACCGACAGCAATGATTCGGCGGTTGAACTGGCAATGAAGGTACAGAAAGAAAACTCTGACCTGTCACGGCGTATTGCGGCCACTGAGCTGCGCGCGCGTGATGCAGAGAAAAGGGCGCTGACCGATACTACGCCTGATAAGGGGGTGAATGTGATTATCATTAACCCCGGGGCAAAGTCGTCCACTTCACTCCCTTCAAAATCTTACGCTGACCTGAACTACCCGCTATAGGCTTAATATGAAAGCTCTCACCCTCGACACATTTATCACTGCTGCCGGGGTGAATGCTCAGGCCGGCAATCGCTGGTTGGGTCCGATCACATCCGCTATGCAAAAATACGGCATCAGCCAATTGCAGGATGTGGCGATGTTCATTGCTCAGACAGGTCATGAAAGCGCTTCGTTCGCATTCCTGGTTGAAGGCTTCAATTACAGCCAGGGCGCACTGCAAAGCACTTTTGGGAGCCGACTGACTCCTCAGCAGATTGCCACATTAGGCCGTCAGCCTGGAGAAAAGTCGGTACCACCGTCGCGCCAGCAGCAAATCGCTAACCTGGTTTATGGCAATCGTAATGGTAACGTCAATCCGGGTGACGGGTGGAATTACCGTGGGCGTGGTCTGATTCAGATTACAGGCCGCGCCAACTATGCCAGTTGCGGTAAAGCGCTCGGCATTGACCTGGTTGGCAATCCTGATTTGCTTCAGCAGGAGAATTTCGCTGCGCTGTCTGCAGCATGGTTCTTCGCTTCCAACGGCTGCCTGAAATACTCCGGCGACATTAACCGCGTTACTAGAATCATCAATGGTGGCACCAATGGCCTTGACGATCGTCAGGTTCGCTACAACAGAGCCATTAAGGCGCTATCGTGAGGTCAGGTTATGCAATTCGTTCCGGACTGGAAAAAGGCCTGGCGCTGGTTCTCCGTTCACGCGCTGGTCATAGCCGGTGTCATTCCGGCGGTGTGGGATTCGCTTTCTCCTGAAATGAAATCCTATGTCCCGGCAAGTGTGATGTGTGTGGTGACGGGCTTCGTCGCCGTCTGTGGCGTGATTGGTCGGCTTGTTAAGCAAGCTCCGGATGAAGGTGGGCAAAAATGAGCATCCTGTCTTCAGTCTCGCCCGGCTGGAAAGGTGTCGGCATATCACTGGTTGTTGGCGCATTGCTTGGCGCGCTGGCCGGTTGGTGGCTTACCAGTAACGCCAAAAACGTCGACATCGCTAATCTGAATAAAGACATCGCAACGCTTGAAAAGCAGCACACCGCTGACCTCAAGGCAATAAGCGATCAGGCCATTCAGATAGCCACGCTCAACGCTCAGAAAGAGCATCAGTTCGCCAGTGAGATCGCTAAGGCCGACCAGAAACACACACAGGAGTTAAACAATGCGCTCTCTGAAAATGCTGCTTTGCGTGATGACATCGCTTCTGGTGCTAAACGGCTGCGCCTCGCCAAAGCCGACCTTGCAACCTGTCGCGTCACCGCAGATGCAACTGGCCGCGCCTCCAGCATGGGCGATGGAGCCGAAGTCCAATTCAGTAAAACTTTTGGACGAAACATTTACGACATCCGAGCTGGGGCAATAACCGATCAGGAAAAGCTCGATGTACTTCAGGACTATATCCGGTCCGGTCAGGCTGCCGGCGTCATCGCAAAATGAACTGGCTTAGTTTTGTCCTCGCCTTACTCCCGTTATTCAGGAAAACCAAAATGTCAGAGCCACAGACAGCACCATCAGCATTACAGACTATCGCCAATGGATTACAGGAAGGTGCAGCGGTCGCCAGTGACGTCAAAGAAGACATTGCAGATATCAAAGCGGGCCAACTTCCTGCCGATATTACGAAGCAGATTCAGGATGTCGAAGCATTCGCGGCAACAGTGCTGACATTAGGCGCGACGCTGAGCGCTGATTTCGGTGTGTCACCTGCCGTGCTGAAACATGCCATCCCTGAAGTGATCGCCCTGGCAAAAAAGATTCTGTAACGCCATTCCAAAGCTCACCCTCCAGTGGGCTTGATAATGCTGTTGCAGCCAGCAGGTTTCGAGTGCCGGTGAGAGCCATGCGAACCAAATAAAGACCCTGAATCTCACCATCCTTTCCAAAGCGCAGTCGCATGCGCAATCCAACGAGAGCTTTTCAGTAAGCGAGCCTGAGAACTGCCGTTATAGGTGGCGACCTCTCTCGGGCGGCTTTTCTGTGCGAACAGGCTCACTTTCTAAAAGGTAAACGCAATGAACGATATATCAGTATTTACAGAATTCGACTTCCGCCAGTTGGTGTCAGCAGCGGAGGGTGAGCCTGTCACAGATACCCTTCAAATAGCCAAAGCATTTGGCAAGCGACATGCCGATGTGGTGAGGGCTTATAAGAACGGTAGGTTCTCCGAGAAGTTTAGGAAAGCGCATTTTTGCGCTGTCGAGAAAATCAATAACTTAGGTGTTTTCGACAAGAAGCAGATTTATTACCGCATGGATTTCAGCGGGTTCATGATGCTGGTAATGGGCTTCAATGGTGAAAAAGCGGATGCGATAAAGGAAGCATATATCAACGCTTTCAACTGGATGACTTCAGAGCTTCGAAAATACGGAGAAAGCTATGAGGCCGAAAGGAACGCGGTGATGCTGGAATACATGAAAGAGAAAGACGTAGCCAGTATGTCAGGTCGACTCCTCAATAGATGGGGAAGGGTTAAGAAACCGCTACTACTGGCGAAAATCGAACGAATCGAGCGGAGCGGTCAAGTCACGATACCGGGCTTACCTAAAAACGAGGAATCAGCCTGATATGGACGACTTCGATCTGGATTTCATCGGCGATTTAGACGCAGCCGAAAAACGAGCAAAAGAAACGGCAGAACGCCAGCCTGATATCGATGAAGGTGAAGCCGACTGCGAAGGCTGTAAAATCTGACCGAGAACCCATGATGATCAAATATATCCTGGCCGCCTTTATGGTGGCCTTTTCTTTTTGTGCCGCAGCAAAATCCACCTGCCCGGGCAAGTTCCTGAACGACAACCCACCGGCGGTGAAATACGACCAGGAAATCTGCTTCACTGATTACGCCGTTCTGTACAGCTACCAACTTAAAGACCCGGTACTGTCCGCAGAATACCTGACCGCCGACGAAGTGAAGGCAGCCGGCCAGATGAAGCGCAAAGACAGCTTCCACGCTGAGCCGAAGGTGCCGGTGCAATACCAGTCGAAGCCATCTGATTACCACAACAGCGGCTATGACCAGGGGCATATGGCATGCAATGGCGATGCTCCAGACGTAAACGCGCAATTTGAAACGTTCAGTTTGTCAAATATGACCCCGCAACTACCCGACCTCAACCGAAAATCCTGGCGCTTGCTTGAAGAATCGGTGCGCAAACAGGTTCTGGCAGAGGGGAGTGCTTACATCATTACCGGCATGATCCCCGGCACCAAAACCATCGGTCACGGCGTCAACGTTCCATCCTTCATCTGGAAGGCGGTTAAGGCCAAATCAGGCGAAGCGGTGTACCTGGGTGATAACACCACCGGCAAAGTCACCAAGCTGACGAGCCAGCAATTCGAACAGGCCTATCACGTAGACCCGTTCAACGATTGACATGCTCTACCCCAGCCGCAGGTGGGCAAACAGCGGCAGTCATTATGCAGGCGACCTCAGCGGTTTATCTTTTCCCGCAAAATCCGGTTTGCAGTGATGGCGGACTGATGGAAAGACATCGCATTTATTCAGTATTGCAGATCATTTCACTATGAAGTGCTCGACAATGCAGAATGAATTCAGGGTGCGCTCGACGGGCGTATAAAATTAAATGCTGAAAGAGGTGATTATGGCGCTATCAAAACTACCAATTCACGCCAAGCTTTATGTGAGAGCTTTCGTCGTCAATTACGGCATGGGTGGAAAGGCAACCCCGGAGAATATTGCTGGTGATGAAAAGTTCGTCGGATTTGTCGTTCAGGGGGGCAAGCCAGAAATCCGTGATGGCTTCATTCACTTTCTCGTTCCAGAGGGTGAAGATAAGATACTTATGCCGCAAGCAATTAATCTGGATTGCCTTGCAGCATGGCGGGTTTCGAACGAATAACCGCTAAAATCGGCTATCTTGCTGTTAAAAGTGAATAAATATTGAAAACGCGCCGAGAAAGTGTCAAAATGTGTACAAAATAGAGGTCGTGTCCGTAAAGGATGCGGCCTTTGTCGTTTCTGGGGTTGAGAGGTGGCGCATGTCGATAGTTATTTGCTTCCGCTGCCTTAACGGTTACGACATTGAAAAAGTCCAACTCAGAAGGACAAAGCGGCTCGCAGTAAAGGAGCCAGCCTGCCCGAAATGTAAGTGCAAGCTTTACTTCAGTCGGTCTGATGACAAGCCTTTGGCGGTAATATTCCAGAAAGAGTCCTTCACTGCGATAGAGGATGATTGATGCGGAAATTTAAGCCCTATGCCCACTTGGTCTCTATTCACCTTCCGAAGCGAATTAAATCTGAAGCCTGGCTACTGTGGGATAGAAGGATGATGTGGCAATGCTGCCGTTCGTCCCTGTCTGGCTTCGATCAGGCCTATGGCATGATTCGTCATTTTGAGAGTGTCAGAGAGCATCTGATGCAGGCCTGCGCTCTCCAGCAAAGTAATGCGCCCGACTCCCGGTTGGCTCGAAACTGATCTTCATGATTTTATTGAGAAAAAACGATGAGGCGACTATGACCCGCGAGCAAGCCCTGCATTTAGCAGCGCGCCTTAAACTGGAACACAACCTTTCATCATTCGAGATTGGTCAGGCTGCCGCCCGGTTAAGCATCGATGCAAAAGCGGCTAGGACTGACTCCGACCGCACCAAAGAGAAATCACAGTGAAGCGCCTCAAAGAAATGGTCATAGCGACTATCGTCGCTGTGTCAGTGCTTGGTTTCCTGATCATGATTGCAGAGTGCTTCAAATAGTCATCCCCAGGCGCATTCAATCCAGTGCGCCTCAGAATGATTAATCAACCTCAGAGGTAGCTATGGCAACAACCAGCATTACTGCTACCGCAGACTGGCAACAGATTACAGACGGAACCATGGATAAGGTGATTCAGTCGATTGGCGGTGAGATCCGCCTGTGCGACTCACCAACTAAGCCAGATGGCAAAATGGCAAGCCACCGAGTAAACGGATGGGCCACTATTTCCGCGCCAACCGTTGCATGGATTAGGGCAGCTCACAGCGCCCCTGTAATGGTCATCATATCGTGAGGTAAGCATGGCAATCCTGCCCATCAACGGATTTCAGAAAATCCAGAGCGCTGGGCTAAAGGTTGGAAACATCACCTCACTGCAATACGGTAGCCAGCCCACAGTAGAAATCACCGGTACGCCACCTAATCAGTTACTGAATGTTGGCATTCCGGCAGGCAAGCCCGGTGACAACGGCTCATCACCTTTACTGACGATAGGCAAGGTAACCACGCTATCAGCAGGCAGTCAGGCGACAGCAAGCATCTCCGGCACTGCGCCAGCGTTTACTCTGGATATAGGGATACCTGCTGGTCAGCCGGCATCAAGCCCGATCCCATTAACACCTTCTGCCCCTGCTGCATTAAGCGTAAGCATGGATACGGCATACCAGTTAAATGCATCGAAGCCCGCCAGCCTGTCAGTAATGATTGAGGCGGTATATGTGGTGACGGTAGCGACTGCCATGTCAGATGTTGTTGAGTTATGGATTGGCCCTGACAACACCGTTGCCACTGCAACAGCAGCGTCTCCAGGAACATCAAAGAAACTCGCGTCGTTCTCAGCAGGACTAACCGGTATATCGGTATCCGTAGGAATGAGCACGACACACCGCAATCAACTTTTTGGCATATTACCTTCTGGGTATTACTTTGCAGTCCGGCGTGTATCCGGGACGCGAGCAATCATCAAAGAAGCGTATAGCCAGACACTATTTTAAACAGGCTGAATATGGCGACCAAAGCTAAAACTGGCCGCCCTTCTGATTATCTACCAGAGGTGGCTGCTGACATCTGTGCACGGCTTGCCGATGGTGAAAGCCTGCGCAAGGTCTGCGAACGTCCGGGAATGCCTAACAAAGCAACCGTCTTTCGCTGGATAGCTCAACATGAAGAGTTTCGCGACCAATACGCAAAGGCCGCAGAGACTCGCGCTGATGCAATTTTCGAGGAGATGTTCGATATTGCTGATGAAGCAACTGAGGAATCAGCGGCTGTCGCGAAGGCTCGCTTACGCATCGATACTCGTAAGTGGGCATTAGCCCGCATGAACCCGAAGAAGTATGGCGAGAAGGTTATGCAGGACGTCGATCTGAAATCATCAGATGGCTCCATGTCGCCCAAGCCAACAACAATTCAGCTTCTGCCTGTAGAGCCGAAACATGAGTGACACTGTTCAGCTTCCGATCCCTGCAAAGCTTGCACCTGTATTCACCACCCCCAATATGCGCTATCGCTGCTCACACGGCGGCCGAGGTAGCGCTAAGACACGCACATTCGCCATGATGACCGCTGTCAAAGCGTATCAGGCAATGATGAACGGTGAGAGTGGGGTAATACTGTGCGCCCGTGAGTTTATGAACTCACTTGAAGAGTCGAGCATGGAGGAGGTGAAGCAGGCGATTCGTAGTGTTCCGTGGCTGGCTGCTAACTTCGATATCGGCGAGAAATACATCCGGACCATCGATAAGTCAGTGAGCTACGTATTCTGCGGCTTGCGTCATAACCTCGACAGCATCAAGTCCAAGGCACGCATTCTGCTGTGCTGGGTAGACGAAGCCGAATCGGTAAGCGAAATCGCCTGGCAGAAACTTAGCCCTACGGTGCGTGAAGACGGATCGGAAATCTGGGTGACGTGGAACCCTGAGAAAAACGGCAGCCCGACGGATAAACGCTTTCGCAAAGAAGCATCAGAGCATTGCATCACCGTCGAAATGAACTACACCGACAACCCCTGGTTTCCTGATGTGCTTGAGCTTGAGCGAAAAGACGATCAGAAGCGGCTTGATGACAACGCCTATGCCTGGGTATGGGATGGTGCCTATCGCGAGAACAGCGAAGCGCAAATCCTGTCGGGAAAATATCGCGTTGAAGAGTTCGAACCAGAAACCGGCTGGAATGGCCCTTACTTCGGCGTGGACTGGGGATTCAGTCAGGACCCAACGGCAGGCATTAAGTGCTGGGTGCATGATGACCGACTCTGGATTGAGTATGAAGCCGGAAAAGTTGGGCTTGAAAACGACGACATTGCAGAATTCATGATTCAGCGCATCCCTGGCATTGAGCTGCATACCATCCGTGCAGACTCGGCAAGGCCTGAGACGATCAGTCATGTTAAGTCCACCGGTAACGGCAAACGTAAGAGCCTGCCGCGCATTGTCGGCGTGGAAAAATGGAAAGGCAGCGTAGAGGACGGTATCGCTCACCTGCGCAGCTACAAAGAAATCATCATCCATCCCCGCTGCAAAGAATTCCTGAAAGAGGCCCGACTTTACAGCTACAAAGTCGACCGCCTGACCGGTGATGTCCTTACCGATATCGTCGATGCGCATAACCACTTCATAGACGGGACACGATACGCACTGTCGCCGCTCATTAAACGGAGCGGGGCGAAAGTGAGGAAGTTTTCTGCATAACTGGAATTGACTATGACAGATTCTGTAAGAGTGCGATCAGCAAAAGTCGAGGCTATTGCAGAATGCTGGCCTATGATTACCGCGCTGCTGGGCGGCACCGAAGAAATGCGGGAAGAAGGCAAGACCTATCTCCCGCAGTGGCCCAATGAAGACAATGATTTCTACAAACGTCGCCTGCAGGTTGCCACATTGTTCCCGGCGTTTGCCCGCACCGTTGAGGTGTTGAGCGGCAAGCCATTCTCGCGTCCGGTGACGTGGAATGACGATGTGCCAGATAGCATTGTGGCGCTGTTCGACGACATCGACATGCAGGGTACAAACCTTCACTCTTTCCTCGCCAGTGTGCTTGAAGAAGCGATGGGGTTTGGTATCTGTATCGGGCTCGTTGATTATCCGCAAACGTCCGGGCAGATGACGCGCGCTGAGCAAAAAGCCAGTGGCGTCCGTCCGTACTGGGTGAAAATCTGCGCCAACAGCCTGCTTGACTGGCGTTCTGAGCGCATCAACGGGCGTGAGCTGCTTACTCACCTTCGCTTCGTCGAGTGTGTGACTGAGCAAGACCCCTCCGATGAATTTGCAGAGGTTCAGGTTGAGCAGGTTCGTGTGCTCGACAGTGGTCGATGGCGTATTTATCGCGAGCAGCGCAACGATACAACCGGCGAAATCAAATGGGTGCTTCACGATGAGGGAAAAACAAGCCTGAATTTTGTTCCCGCCGTGCCGGTTTACGGTAAGAAGCTCGGCTTCATGTGCTCAAAGCCACCGCTTTCTGAGCTTGCATACCTTAATGTTGAACACTGGCAGTCCAAAAGCGATCAGCAGACCATTCTCCACGTTGCCCGCGTACCGATTTTGTTCGGTAAAGGCTTCGACCAGGACGAAGAAATCACAGTTGGTGCGGCCAGCGCTGTTATTGCCGAGAAAGACACTGCAGACCTGCGTTATGTCGAGCATACCGGCAAGGCGATTGAGTCTGGCAGCAAAGACCTTGAGCGCCTGGAAGACATGATGCGCCAGATTGGTGCTGAGTTACTTGTCATCAAGCCAGGAAAAATCACCGTTGCTCAGACAATGGCTGAAGATGAGGCCGGAACATGCGCGCTACAGCGCATTGTGCAGGACTTTGAAGATGCAGCCGACCAGATGCTTCAGATTACCGCTGAATGGCTCTCAGAGAAGGCTGGCGGGTCGTTAACGATATATAACGACTTCGGCGCAGCTTCGCTTGCAGAGGCAACCTCTCAGTTGCTGCTTGATGCTGCTATTGCCAACGTAATTTCACGCGAAACGCTGTTCACCGAACTCCAGCGGCGCGGATTACTTAAAGATAACCTGACCTGGCCTGATGAGCTGAAGCGTATTGCTTCGCAGCCGCCAGTGCCGACGGATATCAAAACCAATCTCACCGCTTAACACACAAATACCCCTACGCGCCTGGCCTCACCGCCGGGCTTTTTTATGGCTGAAATCTGCGGATGCAGAGCAGCGAACCGGGCCGGATGGCTCACAGCAAGGTTGGATGACCATAAATGAAACTTAAACTCGATGAGAACGGCCACGTAGTAGTCAGCGACGGCAAGCCTGTTTACGTACACGACGATGGCAAAGAAGTTGCTTTCGACGCAGTAGGAACGGTTGCCACGATTTCCCGACTGAATGGCGAGGCCAAATCGCACCGTGAACGCGCTGAAGCGGCAGAGTCCTCACTGAAAGCATTTGAGGGCATTGCTGATCCAAAAGCTGCTTTGCAGGCGATTGAAACCATCAAAAACCTCGACGCAAAAAAACTGGTGGATGCCGGTGAAGTGGATAAGGTCCGGGCGGAAGCCATTAAAGCCATTGAAGACAAGTACGCTCCTGTCCTGAAAGAGCGTGATGACCTTCAGGCCGCTCTGGTGAATGAAAAGGTTGGCGGCAGCTTCCTGCGGTCACAGTTCATTGCCGAGAAAATGGCAATCCCCGCTGATTTTGTTCAGGCGCGGTTTGGTGATGCATTCAATCTGGAAGGCGATCAGGTAGTTGCCTATGACAAACAGGGCAACAAACTTTTCAGCCGCAGCAATCCCGGCGAAGTCGCAAAGTTCGACGAAGCGCTGGAAATTCTCATCGATAACTACCCACACAAAGACCACATTCTGAAAGGCTCGTCCGCTTCCGGCTCGGGCTCTCAGGGTGGTCAGGGTAGTGGCAGTTCAAAAACCTCTCTCGCCCGTTCCCAGTTTGATCAGCTTCCGCCTGCAAAACAGATGGAGCACATCAAATCGGGCGGCACAATTACCGATTAAGAAGGAAATTCATAAATGGCTAACACCCTGACCAGCCTTGTCCCTGACCTGTACGAATCGCTGGACATCGTGTCTCGCGAACTGGCCGGCTTCATCCCGTCTGTAACTATGGATGCGACCGCTGAACGTGCAGCCCTGAACCAGGCGATTCGCATTCCAATTACCCCTGCCGCGCCTGCTGAGAACGTGACTCCTGGTCAGTTGCCTCCGGACGATGGTGACCAGACTATCGGCAACATTCCTTTCACCATCACCAAATCCCGTATGGTTCCGTTCCGCTGGACGGGTGAAGAGCAGAAAGGTATCAACACCGGGCCTGGCTACGCCAACCTGCGTCGTGATCAGATCACTCAGGCAATGCGCACCCTGGTAAACGAAATCGAAGTTGACCTTGGCAACCTGGCTTATCTTTCATCTCGCGCTACCGGTACCGCTGGCACCACGCCATTTGCTACCAACCTCAGCGACACCGCGCAGGTTCGTAAAATCCTGTCTGACAACGGTGCGCCACTGAGCGATCTGCAGTGCGTCATCGACACCACCGCCGGTGCGAACATCCGCACACTGGCGCAACTGACCAAAGCAAACGAAGCAGGCACCACCGCTCTTCGTGCTCAGGGCACGTTGCTGGAACTGCATGGCTTCGTTCTGCGTGAATCTGCAGGCGTTGCCCGCCACACCGCTGGTACTGGCGCAAGCTATGTCACCAACGGCGCGCTGACTGTCGGCACCACCGTCATCCCTGCGCAGACCGGTTCAGGCACCATTATTGCCGGTGACGTTGTGACTATCGGCAACTTCAAGTACGTGGTTACCTCTGCGCTGGCAGGCGGTTCATTCACCATCGGAGCCCCTGGACTGCGTGAGAACGTGGCAACCGGTTCGACTGTGACGCTAGCGTCTGCTTATACCGCTAACTTCGCATTCAGCCGCTCTGCAATCGTGCTGGCTACCCGTGCGCCTGCGCTGCCGGAAGAAGGCGATATGGCCGACGACCGCATGATGATTCAGGACCCACGCACCGGCATGGCGTTCGAAGTCTCCATGTACAAACAGTACCGTCGTGTGCGTTACGAAATTGCTGCCGCGTGGGGTGTGCAAAACATTAAACCCGCCCATACAGCGCTGCTGCTTGGCTAAATTTCGGGGGCTTCGGCCCCTGACTTTTTTCGAGAGGAAATTATGGCTGGACTGACAAAAGAACAACGCGCCGAGCGTGAAGCGGCAAAGCTTGCTGAACAACAGCAGGAAGAGATCGCGTTCGTCATGATGGTTCGTGATGAAGAAAAGTACCCCGCGCCGCACACCGCTCAGGTTCATCCTGACGAAGTGCAGAATTATTATTCCGGCGGCTGGGTAGAAGATAAGAGCTAACAGGCGGTGAACGATGCTTACTGACCAGCAGAAAACAGACGTGCGACGTTATGCCGGTTATCCGATGGTTGGTGACACGCCTGTAGATGACACCCGCGACTTCGCTTATGGATGGGTTTCGCCTGGCGTATGGGAAACCCTTTTTCGTCGCCTGAATTCAATGAGCGCATCTGAAGAGACTGTGCTGATTAACACCTACCTGACCAAGCTTGCGTTGCTGGAAACGGCGATCACTGACGCCAGCGACAACCTCGACACCGATGTGGCCGCAATCTGGACTCACAACAAAAACGAAGTGTCAGATCGCATGAATTTGTTCAACAAATGGCGTCGGTTGATGTGTTCATTCATCGGCATCCCGCCGGGCCCATGGCTGGGTAATGGCGGCACTCGCGTCGTCAGGGGGTGATGCATGGATGGCAATAAAATCCAGCTAAAGATGTACAAGGGATATGCGAAGGCGGCAAGGGTGGTGGGTACGGATTACCAGCACTTCCGCCCGACCTCAGCCAGCAACCCACTGGATGCTGCTAATGCGCTGCCATCGCTGAAAATGACGCTGAACGCCTGCGATATGAAGTACGGCAAGCCCAATGTTTACGGAAAGGCAACGTGGTATGGCATCTTTGACGGCACCCAGGGGCAGGTTGGTGATTATTTCGTCGGCATTGAAGGTGCGCTTTTTGTTGCGGCTATGCAGCAGTTGCTGCCGATCCTTATGGTTGGCTGCAATAGAACGGTGACAATCCTGCGCCCCTCAATGGGCTCTGGTCCGGGTGCTATCGGCTACGGTGGTGACACAGCCGCGAGTGAGGTCCCTATCATGACCAACTGGCCGTGTTCGATGCTCCAGGGCAGCAAAGGCGAGAAGAATGAAGTCGGGTTGCCTGCTGATGCTAAAAACCCGTGGTTTAACGTGCTGCTGCCTTACGTGAACGGCGTGACGTTGCGCACGGCAGACATCATCACCGATGACCTCGGCGGCCGGTACAAGCTGACATCTGCCGAACTGACGGATTTAGGCTGGCGATTAACTGCACAACAGGTGAGGCCGTGATATGGCAGACGTTTACGGCATTCAGAACACGCTGGTATCGCTTATTGCGGGGGTGATTTACCCCAACGGCACCTCACAGCCTTCGGTATCTGGTGTGACGACGTACATTTACGCCGGATGGCCTCAGCCAAAGCGCCTGGAAGATGATTTAAACGCAGGCGGCTGTCACATCAGCGTTTACCCGCTGTCTACTGAGAAGAAGCTCACCGAATCGCTGGGAAGGCCATGGCGCACCATCTCGAAGGGCGCTTCTGGCATCACCGCTACTGTATCGGGCCAGCAAATTACCTTTGGCGGCACGGTCACCATCCCGACCAACATCAATGTTCACAGCAATGACCAGCATTACACCTATGCGGTTCAGCCAGCTGACACGCTGACGACAATCGCCACTGCTTTAACGGTACTTATTTCGGGGGCGTCGAATGTGGGCCCGGTTATCACAATGCCGTCTACCGCTGCGTTTGATGTCAGGATTGGTGCGAATGACGCTGTCGGGCGGATACTTCGCCGCCAGGAAAAAGATTTCCAGATTACAGTGTGGGCCGGTTCGCCCGATGTGCGCGCTGCAGCCTCTCTTGCTGTCGATAACGGACTTTCCGCACTGACATCGCTTAACATGCCTGACGGCTCGCCTACGGTGCTGCGATACAAGCGATCCCTCATCAGTGACAGCGCTCAGTCTTACCTTATTTACCGTCACGACATGATTTTCTGCGTCGATTTCAGCTCGCTTCAGACCGCGCAGGCAACTCAGGTTGTTGCTCCTACGATGAACGTGAGCGACACGCATACCACTCAAACCTTCCCGGAGTAACAACATGGCCGACAATGCCAAATCAATCGAACCCGCAGAACTGGGTTACGACCTCGTCGTGCGTCACGCTTTTATGGATTACCAGATTGGTGATCGGATTAAGGATTCAGCCAAAATCCAGGAGATTTTAGCTGGCGAAATGGCCTGCTATGTCTTCAAGGCAGCAAAAGCAGACTGATAACACTCTCTGTCAACAAATGACCCGCTCACTGAGGCGGGTTTTTTATTTGGGGAAACGATATGCCCGTTTATCAAACCGGTAGCCTTAACACTACCGCGCTGTCTGCTGCCGATTTGTATGTAGGCATTCAGGCACCAAAAACACGCTACATCAACGGCGTGGCAAGTGATGGCCTGGGCCTAGTTGGTATTGCGTCATGGGGACCGGTTAACTCCCCGGTGCTGATTGGCTCCGATACCGATCAGGCGCTTTACTTCGGCTCTCAGCAGGTCCGTAAATATGACCTGTGTACTGCCATCGCCATCTCGCTGCAGATAGGCGCAACCAACCTGAAATGCGTCCGTGTGACTGACGGAACCGACCTTGCAGCAGCAATTGCGCTGAAAGACACCGCAACACCAACGGCCGCTACCGGTATGACGCTGACTGCGAAGTATTCCGGCACCAAAGGTAACGGCATCACCGCAAAAATTTCGACCGGTACGGCGGCAAACAGTTACAAGCTGACCGTTTACTTCCCCGGCCAGACGCCGGAAGTGTTCGACAACATCACCGGTTCTGGCACGGCGCTGTGGGCAAGCCTGGTCAGCGCGGTCAACAACGGCATTACTGCCGTGCGTGGTGCGAGTCAGTTTGTTGTGGCGACCGTTGGCACTTCAACCGCGGTTCCTGATACCACAACCGTGTGGCAACTGACCGGCGGTACCGATGGTGCAACCACTATTACGGATTCTGTTCTGGTTGGAACGGACGGCACCAGCACTACCCGCACCGGCATGTATGCACTGCGCGGCGCTGGTATCCAGATGCTGAACCTGATTGATTTAACCGACAGTACTCAGTGGCCGACAATAAACACATTCTGCCTTTCAGAAGGCACTTTTGGCGTTGTGCAGGCCGCCGCTGGGGTAACTTACGCGACACTGGCTACCACGCTGAACACGTCAGGCGTCGACAGTTGGCAGGTTAAAGTTCTGGTTGGAGACTGGGTTTACTGGAATGACACACTGAATGGCCTGAGTGCCCGCATGTGCGCCCCGGCAACGTTTGTTGCGGCGAAATATGCTGCTCAGTCACCCAGCGTCAGTGCCCTAAACAAGCCGATCACCAACGTTGTTGCCACTCAGCGCCAACTGGCAAATCAGCCTTACAGCATCAGCGAAATTGGCGCGCTCAGCACCGCTCGCCTGGATGTCATCACCAACCCATGCCCCGGCGGGAATTACTTCGGCCTGCGTTCTGGTCGCAATGCTGCGTCATCTACCACGCAGAACGACGACACCTACACCCGAATGACCAACTACCTGTCAGCGACGCTGGCAGCCTCGTTCGGTTACGTTGTGGGTGAGGGCCAGACTACCGACCTGCGCCGTAGCACCAAGGCGACTATCGAGTCCTTCCTGCAGAACCTCGCAGACGAGGGCATGATTGGCGATCCGAATGGTGGGCCTGCATTCAGTGTCAAGCTCGATGCGACAAATAACCCGAGCTCACGCGTTGCGCTGGGTTACATGGTTGCAGACGTGCAGGTCAAGTATCTTGCAACCGTTCGCTACTTCCTGATCAACCTGGAAGGCGGCGCAAGCGTCAACGTGTCCGTCTCCAGCAGCGCGACCATTTAACAGTTCAACAGCCCTCCACGTGAGGGCTTTTTATTGGAGCAAGAACTATGCCTCTTAACGGGTACACAGTCGGTCGCGACGTCCAAGTTGATATCAACACCGCTTATGGCGTCGTAACCATTCCGGTGGTTATTTCTTTTGATGCCAAGCCGAAAGTAAACCAGGTCGATGTAACCAAAATCACCGGCGAAACTGATACGCTCATGATCCCCAAAAACTGGGATGGCACCATTGAGGCCGAGCGGCAGGATGCCACACTTGATTCATGGTGGGCTCAGTGGGAATCAGATTATTTCGCGGGCATCAACCGCGCTGCCGGCACTATCACTGAAACCATCACTGAAAGCAGCGGTGCGGTCACTGTCTGGCGCTATACCGGCGTGCAGTTCAACTTTACTGACCCCGGAAAGAAACAGGGTGATCAGACCGTTCGCCAGTCCTTCGCATTCACGGCTAAACGCCGCCTACAGGTAGCTTAATACATGGCTAATGTTACAGTAAAAGACGGTGCCGCAGCGAATGTTGCGGCTCCACAAGAGCAGTCAAATGCCATTACAGACGCCCGCGGCCGCACCATTGTCATTCGCGAACTGGATGCGCTTGAAGAGTCTCGCTTAATCTTCGCAATTGGCACAGAGCGCGCCCAGAACACCGTATATGTGCAGGCATATGCAATCCCTGCGGCCTGTGCTGCAGAGATTGATGGTGAGGCATACTCAGTGCCGGCAAACCTTCAGCAGCTTGAAGGTCGCATGAAAATCCTTGGACGTGACGGCATGAATGCCATCGCCGCCAAACTGTATAACATCGGTGGCGCAGATGTTGATGCGGAGAAAGAAGCAGTAAAAAACTAGCAACGAACCCCGATTTTCGCGAATCCTGCTGGCTGATGAAAAACGGGGTTCCTTTCAACGTTGCGTTTTCGGTGAAAGAGCTTATGCGGCATGAAAAGCATGCGATGTCTATCGTGCTGTCAGAGTTTGAAGGCGGATCATTCGATTTCAACACCTGGAGATGGGAGGAGAAAGATTGAGAGAGCTCTCAAGCCTGATGGATGCCGCTCTGGTATTTGCTGGAACCAAAATTGCCCTTCAGGAGCATGCTGAAAAAGCATTGAAAGAGGCAGCTGAACGCATCAAAAAGACGGCGCAGGATGAGATCGGATTCTATCAGCCTGCAATTGGCCCGTTTGAAGCATGGGCTGACCTTGCCGAATCGACCGAGCAGGATAAGTCGCGGCTTGGCTTTCCAACCAATGCCCCACTGGAAAGAACGGGAAAGATGCGCGACGGCATCACAGCCGAGGCCGAAGGTATGGAGGCCATCATTGGTTCAAAAGATGAAACGCTGGCCTTTCATGAATTCGGCACAGAGAAAATGCCGCCTCGACCCGTCCTTGGGCCTGCCGTGGTGCATAATGAGAAGTTCATAAAGCGCATTATCGGAACGGCTGCTGTTGATGCAATCTGTGGTGGTGGCGCAGTTCACAGATCGCTTGGTTACACTCGCGATATTTAATGCAAAACGCGCCGAATAGCTGGTAATATTCAGGCATTGTCAGCCATTCGGTGCCAATCATGAAAACTTTAACCCTGTCACTCTTTGTTCTGATGCTGTCATTGCCGGCAATGGCCTCAATGGAGGATATTTATGCTAAGCAGTACGGCACATGCACGAAAGAAACGTGCATTAAAGGTGACAAGGTCAAGGTTTTAGTAAACGACCATGATTCCACGGATGTTCAGAATGCAGAAGGTGAGGCCGTCGACGCTGAAAAGCTGAAAGGGCTGAGCTTGACTGTTGCCGCAAACGACGATAAATGCAAAGAGTGCTCTGTGGTCACGTCACCTTCTGGTGAGAGATACCTCATCCCTAGGATGTTCCTCAAAAAAACAAGTTAACCCGCTTCGGCGGGTTTTTTATCGCCCGTCCGGAGCGCATTAATGGATATCGAAGCCTATAAGGTTGCGGTCAGGCTGAGTCTGACTGAAAACGTCACGGCCGGCCTTATTGGCCTTTCCAGGCATTTTGCATCTGCTGAGCACAGCGCCGATAAACTTCGCAATCAACTTGCTTCAATAGGCAAAATGACCGCTATAGGCGGCGGACTGATGGCGGTTGGCTTCTCGATCACTAAAGGTCTTGACGCTGCCATGAAGTCAGCAAAAGACGTTGCGCGGGCACAGGCAGATTTCAAAACGCTAAACCTGAACACTGCAGAAATGGCCGAGGTTAATGCGAAAGCCATGGAGCAGACGCACAAAACGCTTGGCTCGACCATTGCCGGTAATATTCGCCTGATTCAGGATTTGCACACAGCCTTTGGTGATCTGCACCATGCTCTCGAATTTGCCCCGCAGTTCACCAAATACGAAACAGTCGTAAAAGCCGCCCTGGGCGAGCATGCAGCCGATGGCGCTGTAAACGCAATGGCGCGAGCTTTGGAGCATCGCGGCGGCAAGGTGGTAAACGACCCCAAAGAGTTCCAGAAAGAGCTCGCCATGGCTACGCAGGTGCAGCTTGCCACACGAAACAGGGTAAGCCCCAAGGATTATCTGCAGGCATCGCAAACCGGCAAGATGGCGTATGCACTTTTATCGCCTGAATATCTTTACGGGCAGTTTGCTGGCCTGATGTCGATGAATGGCGGATTCCAGTCCGGCACCGCCCTGATGACGGCATTCAGCTCACTCATCGGCGGCCACATGGACAAAAAAGCCAAAGGCTTCCTGGCTGACATCGGCATGTACGATGAGGGTGTAAGCAAGGCGCGCATGAATCTCATGCAGTCTGCGATGAAAGGCATGTCGTCAGATGAGAAGAGGATATATCTTCAGAGCCTTGGCGGTGAATCGCTCTTGGCTGGCGGCCTGAAATCACAGTATGCGTCGATGTTTGCCAACCCAGATCAGTTAGCTGCCGCAATGGCGACAAATGTCCGGGCCAGGTTCGGTAAAAATCTCACCGACGAGCAAGTCGCTGAGATGATCGCGAAAAACTTTAACAGGAACACCGGCAACTTCATCGGTCAGCACATCCTGAACCGTACCAAATTCTCCAAAGATACAGCGATATTCCGGCATGCACAGGATTATAACGCAGCCTACGACACCTACATGAACTCGCCTGATGGTGCTGCACTGGCCCTTTCATCATCATGGACAAACCTTAAGGCGGTTATTGGCCTGCAGCTGCTTCCGGTTGTCACGAAGCTGACCCTTGGGCTGGCTAAGTTGTTCGACACCATGAGCGACTTCGCTGAGAAACACCCAACGATGACCAAAATTGGTGTTTACGCACTTGGTATTACTTCGGCTATGGCATCCATTGGTGGCGGATTGTTCCTGCTTAGCGCGGCGTTCTCTGCGGTAAGGCTTGCCTCTTCGCTGGGTGTAATCGGCTCGATAGCGACAATGCTTGGAGGTCCTGTTGTATGGGCTCTTACTGGTCTGGCTGGCGCAGGTTATCTGATTTACAAAAACTGGGACACGCTCAAGCCAATGCTCAAGAAAAAGGGCGAAGAGGCCGCTGAGATTGGCTCGACTATCTGGGACCGTATTAAGCAGGTAGGCGATCACATTAAGAACTGGAGCATCTGGGGAACCATCTCAGGGGAATTCAGCTCTTTCTCTGGCAGGTTATCAACCGGATTCAACCAACTATTTGATTACATAGTTGGCCTGCTGAACAAGCTCCCCGGCGTCAGTATCATGAACTCTGGTGAGCGTAGTGTTCACGCCAACGCTATGCAGTTGCTTGAGGACAGCCAGAAAGCAGTTTACGGCTCATCTGGCGCGCCTGGCGGTAAGTTTTCACTTAACTCCCTTGGAAAAGTGAAAGCAGAGTCGGATGGAAGCTATGGAGCAGCCTATGCAAAAGCCATGAGTAACTCAGGCTCGTCGGTACCGTCTTTTGCTGATGGTATGCGAGCGGCGGTGAAGGGAATGCAAACGCCTGATGTTGCCACGGGTTCGCAGCGCGCCGTTCAGGTCACATCAAAAACCTACCTCGACGGCAAGCAGATCGCCGAAACCGTCACCAGTCACCAGACCAAACAGGCCAGCCGCGCACCAACAAGCCCAACCGGCATTGATGCGACGATGGGTCTGTTACACCCAGGCATGGCGAGTGGTGCATATCGTTAACGGAGAGAGTTATGGCGCTTTTTGATTCACTCACATCGCTCTCTTCAACGGTCAGAAGCGTGGCGTCAGGATTTAACCTGTCTGCCACACGACTGATTCTTGGCGATTTTGAGTTTCTTGATTTTGAGCTTCCTGAGCGGATAATCATCCCCGGGCGTCAAAAGACGGTCACGCACCAGATGATTGGTGGACGCCGTCTCGTTGACGTTCTTGGCGTTGAATACGACCCGATCACCTGGTCAGGAATTTTCACCGGCGACACCACATCACCCCGCGTTTCCATGCTGGAGCAGATGAGGGACGCAGGTGAAACGCTGACCATGACGCTGTCAGGCTATTCGTTTGACGTGGTGATCACCGAGTTTAAC